CTATTACCCATATACGTCACCACACTCAACGCTTCATACTGTAAAGCCTTATTCCACTCGCCTATAATCTTCGGCACATACCTAGCACCAACATACTGTCTGTTAATTAATCCGTTACTCATATTACTCTTACCTCTCTTTCTTAATAGCTTAATACTAAATGACCATAGTCATAGTTACCAACACCGATATTATTCTCAATATCTAAACCTGTAGTATTAAATGTAATACTCTTCCAATTAGCAGGAATATTATAAACGATATAACCACTATCACTAATAGTAACAAATATCATAGTAGCAAGGTACTCTTTGATAATACTCTCTGCAAAGCTAGTATCATAATTAGCAATCCATTCCTGCACCTGCTTCATTTCCTGCTTTAACTGTTCAATATCATTACTAATAGCTTTATCATTTTCAATCAAGTTATTAATATAATCAACACACTTGCAGATAACTTCATAATAACTTAATTCATCATCATACACTAGTGGTAACACTTTAAAGCACCAAAACCTAAACTCTGTTAAGTTCTTATAATTTGTGTCCATTATTACCTCTCTTTCCCTTTACCATAAAGTAAAGAAACAATCACTACAATCCTCAATAATCATCATATCAATATTGAGAAAAGTCTCTCTGAATTTCTTTAATAAACTACTATAATTTTCTGTTCCCTGTTTACCTTTAACTGTCTCAATATACTTATCAGTACTATTAACATTTTCCGTATTATTACCTGTAACATTTTCAGTGTCATCACTAGTTCTACTTCCATTACTTGTAATTGTATCAGTGCTATTATTAGTTGTAGTATTATATTCATTTACCTTAGTAACTGTAGTCAAAGGAACGCTATCAGCAATACCCTGCGTGTCCATGCTATTTTGTGGTGTATCACTAAACCTATTCAAGGTTTCAATATTACTTGTACCACTAGCACTATTCACATCCTTAGTCTCATTGTTATTAGTCTCTGTATTGCTATTAGTCCTGTTACTAGTACTACTACCCTTAGTATCCCTAGTACCGCTACCCTCTCTACTCCTAGTTAAATCAACATCATAAAAAGGATTAAACTCAAGCAACTCACTTTTATACAACTGATTGTAATAAGGCATAATCTCATTTAGCTTAGCATTTAATGCAAGTTTCCACCTGCCTACAGTCTCATGTGCAATCTCTCTTGTATAATAATGTTTCAATATTTTCCTGCACAAAACCTGCCTGTAGTTCTCATCAAATATTGGAAAATCAAAATTAAAAACCTTATTCCAGCACCTATCTAAAATACTATCAATATTATCTGCACCCTCACTCTCACTCAATCCTGCACTATTCTCACAAATAAATCGCACCTCTGTTGTATACTTACTCATTACTCTCACCACCTTTGCCTACGTCAGTTTCATTACTCAACTTTGCTTCATCAGCGTCATAAGTATCAAGTACCTGCATATCATCACGATAATCAACACTAATGTTCAATCCAAACATTTTGTTAATTTGCTCACAGGCCTGCTGTCTCATAAACAGTCTTGAATGTCTACTAGCAATAGTTCCACCTAAATTTCTTTGTACTTCATCAGTAACCATTCTTTCCTTTTTCACAGTATTAACATTACTAATACCTAAATACGTCAATGCTTCATTCCAATATTGAGCCTTTAACTCATACAGTTTATCAGCAACATAAGGACTTGTAGTATCAAGTGTCTTAATACCACTTAGGTCTAAATTCTTATCACCAAAAATAAATGGTTCATTACCCATATACTGTGCATACAGATTTTTCATTACAAGCCTCTGATTTTCAGTACAAGTAATAATTTTAGGTGTTTTCTGCTGTATTACATTTACATCAATAGTTCTCTGTATTTCATACAACCTTTTACTCATTTCCTGCACGTCAAGTATACTGTTAGTGTGTAACATATTATTAAAAATAATAACACTGTTGCTAGGGTCAAGTTTCATTTGATAACCATTTTGTGCAAAGGCTGTTCGAGTAATAGGTATTCTGTAAACATCAAGTTTACCGCCTATCATAACTTGCAATCCTAAATAACCCATGACTTCATCCTTAAAAAATACTGCTATGCCGTCATTGAAAAGTGCTAGTTCCAAAAATCTTGCGTCAATAGTATCAGGCAAATTTTTCCAATCAAACATTGAAATGCTTAATTCTGTTAGTCTATTAACATACTGTAGGTATGTTCTCTGATTTTGCAGGAACGCTTCGGACTGTGCTCTTCTACTTTTTCTACTCATTGTCACACCTCTTTTCTATATAGGTCTGTTATCTAATGAATAGTTACCTATTTCACTAGCGTTTTTCCAAAATGTAATACCATTGTTGAAAATATTTTTAATAGCTGTTATATCATTGTTACTACAATTTATACCAACTAAATTACATTGTTGCGTTTTGGTGTAAGTCCAATGTGGTCTTACATTTATATTAGGTACTTTTACCTCATTAGTAGCATATCCAAACATAGTAAAATAATCATCAATTATTTTCGCTATCTTAGGGTGTACGTGTGTATTCATGCTATAGAAATCAAGGAAAGTAGTATCTAACATAACATTATTACCACCACCACCTCTTGAACTAACTGGTAATGTTTTAGCTTGTTGCATTTGAATTAAACTGTTTTTAATATCAGAATAACCACTAACAGCCATACCTGCCTGCATAGCTGATTGAATAGGATTACTGTTCATATTGCCATTTCCAATATATTGTGGTGTCATTGGACGCATGACATTATTTATATCAAATTGTCCATTTCCTGCCAGTTTAATTGATGTACTGGGATTTAACTCTGGTGCTTTTGGTTGATGAAAAATTCCACCACCTGTTGGTATCATTGGTTGTGCTTCTAATAGTCCTGCTCCTAGTGTAAGCTTTGCTAAACCAGTTGCTATATTACTTTGAACACTTACTTTATTCTGCGCCCACCACACTTTAAATGTATCACTACTCCATGGTACAATTGGCATATTATCAAGTGTTAAACTAAAGTCAAAATTTATAGTTGTATCTCCTGCTCTTGATGTTTGTCCCTTACTTGTTCCGTTATAGTTCAAGGGACTTGCCATGTAATATCCATTAATAACATCACTAAATACTTCAAAATTACATTTACCACTTATATCATCAAACAACTCATAGCGATATTCAATGCTATTACCACTACCATTACTTAATGTCAAGTAAGTATAAGGATAACATAATAGTTTATGATTTTTAGGCGTATATGTACCTACTTTATTAGTCGGTTTATTTATCTGAAACGGCAATGGTTCATTCTGTTTTAATCCATAAATAGGTTTTTTATTTGTAAGTGTTTGTCCCTTTGTTAATAGATGCTTTATTAATGATTTAGGTGTCAATATAATATTAATTATTTCGTCTGTTTTTCCTTTATTATCAAGTGCCAGAATAAATTCTGCTAAACTGTGCTGGTCATTATCGCAATATATTAACATACATGGTGAATACATACCATTATAATTATATTGTAATTCTGAAATAGCACCCTGTTCATCTGCGCCGCTTACTATTATTAAACACCAATCATTAAAAATTCCACTCTTAATTGGTTGGTCGTACATCATTTGACCTGTTGGTATATTTTCACCAACTAAGCAATCATTTGTATTATCAGTTGCATGATGTTCTCTTTCAACAAAACACTCTTTAAGAGTACAGTCAAAAAGAAACCATGTTTGCATAACATCAATAGTAAAATATATATTACTAACTTTATCGTTTACATACTCGATATTAGTAATAAAAGCATAAAACCATTTAGTAGTATAGTTGGTATTCTGAAACATCATATAATTGCAGTTATAAATATTTTCTGCTCCTGCGTTCATCCTAACAACACCTTGTTGTCCATTAATTCTCTGAAAACTAGCTTTGTCCATAGTTCTAATAACTTTACTTTCAAAGTAAGTTTTCTGTGCTTCTCTACTTTCAAAATAAATAGTATCTTTATAACTACTATCTATTGGTACACCACTACACAATTTGATAATACTATTAGGTTGTATCTGCATATCTTCACCGCCTTTACAACAGCAGGAAAGCAACCACGCTCTCCTGCCGTATTAATATCACGCAACTGTAATAGTCGCAGTACCAGACTTTGTACTATCAAACGTGCTAGTTGCTTTAACTGTAATAGTTCCTGCCGTAGCGTCACTATTAATCTTAAGCATACCAGTACTTGAAATACTAGCCTTATCACCAGTATCAATACTCCATATAACGCTCTGTGGTGCATAATTATCAGTATCAACAGTAACACTCAACTGTATCTGTCCACCTGCACTAACTGTAGCTTCACTAGGTGTAACTGTAACTGTCTTTACAGCAGGAGTTCCTGCAACAAATACAGCATTGTTAGAGAACGGAGATACACTAAATGTTTTCCATACATGATACCAGTAGTTCCAATACAGTCCCTCACCATTGTACTGTTCTGTGAAGTTCTGATAGTTGTCAAAAATCATAAACCAATCACTATCTACTAAAACGCAAGGAATAGCGTCAAGTGCTTTAAGTTCTGCTTGACTTATCTCTGTATAGGTTGGGTCATCAGCAAAGAGAATATTTAATCTCTCAATGTCTAAATCACCAAAACTATCAACAAGTACATGATGTCCGTCAAATTCTGCTCTATCCATGTTAAAAGCACTTGCAAGTACTTCAACATTCATAGTAGCGTCAAACTGTGAATTGACTAACAAATATTGTTCCTGCTTAGGTGTATGGTTCATAACTCCTGCAAGGTTATTCTTTGAGTTAAGGAAAGTAAACTTATTTGATACTCCCTTGATAGTACTAACAATACTATTCATGTTTGCTGTGTTAATAACAGGAATAGTGACTGGGTTCATCAGTCCATTTAATATATGTTTTGCAAGCATATACTTCATAGTCTGAAACTCGTCATAGTTAGCACCAGTATACATAGCGTCCACAATCTTAGCAATCAAATCTGTAATGCCGTCAATAGACAGAAAAGCCTGTCTCAACTGGTCATTTGAGATTGTAGCTTTGTAGTACTTCTGATAGTTCATAATATGAAATGCACTGCGTACGTCAGGAATTTCACGTTTGAATACATTGGACTCTGCAACCTGTGGGTCAAACTGAAACGGTTTTGCAATATTAACAAATACTTCCTCAATAGACTCTCCAAACTCAAGCATACCCTTTTTAAACATAGCCCATGGATTGTCGTATGATTTACTTGTTAAAATTACTCTACCTATTCTGTTTACAAGTGCAGATAAAAACTCATTCTGCAAAGCAGGGTAGTCCATAATTACTGCACCGATTTCTCTGATTGAGTCAGAGTCTGCTGTAGCCTGTGGTACATAATCTTTGTAATTTGTACTTGCGTTGTTTCTTATAGCATTTAAGATGTCAACGCTTGAATTAGTAAGTGTCTTAATTTTTGGTTTTGTAGCCATAATTCCTAGCCCTCTCTTTCTTTAAATAAATCATCAAAGGAAATTTCATTGCCGTCATCGGTAATATCTTCCTTTTGTTCCTTAATCACTGTTGCAGGGTCTGTGCCTGCACTGCCCTCAAAAAATCGTGCTTTATATTTTTCTCTCCACTCATTGTCATTCTGTTCATATTTTGCTTTCCAATCAGTGGTATCTTTTGTACGTGTTTCAAGGTCATTGAATGTATCAGTAAAATTCTCAATCATAGCAAGTGTATTATCGTCAGCGTTGTCACCTGCTAAACCTTTTACTGCATTCATAAAATCATCATGTGAAAGTACTGCCATTTTTATCACCTCTTTTCTATTTAAAATAATGGTCTACACATCATCCAAACTGGCATACCTTTTCGCTTAGTTGGTGTAGATGGTGTGGGAGGTGTGGGCGGTGTAACTCCAGTTAAGTATTCATACCAGTTACTAGCATATGTTAATCTTTTACTCAATGCTTCAACTCCTGCTCGTTCTCTTTCATAAAGATAAGCTTTGCAGGCTTCTGTGACATCTGTTAATTGTGAAAATTCTGCACCAGTATAACCATATCCCAGTGACGGCTTAGGTATCCATTGACCACCATAACCATTTATTATTTCATCCCACATTAACTGCGTTTGTATTTCACCAGTAGCCCAATCAGTACCATGCGCACTTGCATAAGCTGTTAAGTTACTGCTAGGCGTCCATTGTATTAATCCCCAACCACTACTTGCACTAGCTGTTTGTTTCATACCAGGATTAATATTTGACTCCTGTTGAAGATTACCTAACATCCCTGCTACGCTCTCAATGGTAAAACCTTTACTATTGAAATATCCATAAAATTCGGTAGCATTGTTTTCCATTTCAGACTGTGTTAAATATTTAGCTACTCCTACTTTAACAATCCATGCCATTATCTTATACCTAAACTAAAAAGTTTATTCCATGTGTTTTTACCACACACTCCGTCAACAGTTAAATCATAGTTTCTCTGAAAATTTTCACACGCTCTTACACATCCTGCACCATATTTTGTATCAATGCTACCAGTGTAATAACCTAACTTTGTCATAAGAATTTCAAACACTGTTACGTCATTATTTGATGAACCTTTTTTCAATAAATTCATAGTATAACCTGCACTTCCTTTGTCTCCATTATAACGTAAATGATAGTTCCAACCATAACTAGGTGTGTAATATTTTCTTATGCAAATTTCTTTTCCTGTTTGGTCACCTGCTTTACGTCCCTTTGTAGTTCCTCTTTCATCAATGCTTGCATGAACTATATGTTCACTATCTGTTGAAACACAAACATGATGTCCTACTGCTAAATGAATATCACCTTTTTGAAAAGGTCTGTTACATGAAGTGAAGCCACAACGTTTTAACTGTTCATACAAGTTTCGCGTTGTACTGTTTACATTTACATTAAAGCCTGCTTTAGCAAGTGCGTGTCCAACTAATGAACTACAATCAAAGTCAGGATTTCCACTTCTGTTAATCTGTGAATAACCGTGTGAATTGTCATTTGCTATTGCAATCATATAATCAGTGTATGTGTCAACTTTACTCATTCATATCGCTTCTTTCTACGTTCAGAATATCACATAATTTCTGCAATATAATAGTATTATTGTTTAGCGCAGTAGCAAACTTATCTGTCTCTGCTTTGTGTGCATCATTTAGTTTCATACAATACCATGCTAAACATAAACACATTACTATTGGAAATCCCACTGTAGTTACAGCCTGCATAACCATTTGAAATGTATCCATACTCTTACCACCTCTCTTTTATTCTCTTTTTAATTATAACATATTACTTGAAATATTACAATATATATGTTATAATAAATTTAGATAATTATAGATAATTTTAGGAAAAGAATACAACAATATGAGTGAAAATAAATACTATGACGGAACTAAATTGTTATCAATGAAAGATATAAATGGATCAAAGCCTGAGTTATTTTTGTGTACCACTAATAGAAGTGGCGGTAAGACAACTTATTTTGGCAGATTATTAATCAACAGATTTTTAAAGTATGGTAAAAAATTCTGTTTAATTTATAGGTACAACTATGAACTTGATGATGTATCTAATAAGTTTTTCAAGGATTTACAAACATTATTTTTTAGAAATTATACTATGGAAAGTGAACGCTGTGCAAGTGGTATCTACCATAGTTTGTTTTTAAATGAACAGCACTGTGGTTATGCTATAAGTTTAAATAGTGCAGACCAGTTGAAAAAATATAGTCACCTGCTTAGTGATACTGATAGTATGCTATTCGATGAATTTCAGAGTGAAACTAATCACTATTGTAGTGATGAAATAAGAAAATTTATCAGCGTACATACAAGTATAGCAAGGGGACATGGTGAACAGGCAAGGTATCTTCCTGTATATATGTTAAGTAATGCTGTCAGTATTATCAACCCTTATTATACAGAACTAGGAATATCTGAAAGACTAAACAGTAAGACTAATTTCTTAAAAGGTGACGGTTTTGTACTTGAGAGTGGTTTCATAGAAACTGCTAGTAAGGCACAAAAAGAGAGTGGATTTAATAGGGCATTTAAGAATAATCAGTATGTCGCATACTCAAGTGAAAATGTGTACTTAAATGATAATGCTGCTTTTATTGATACCCCTGTAGGAAAAGGAAAATATATTGCAACCTTAAGGTATATGAACCATGACTATGCTGTAAAACAATTTAGTGAACAAGGATTTTTATATATTGATGATAAGGCAGACAGTACTTTTAGAACTAAAATAAGTGTTACTGTTAATGACCATGATATTAATTATGTTATGTTAAAACAGAATGATTTATTTATTAGTCAATTGAGATACTATTTTGAAAAAGGTTGTTTTAGATTTAAGAACCTTAAATGCAAAGAAGTTTTATTCAAGATTATCAGTTATTAGGTATCTGCTGTTGTATGTTCACTTGATACTGCTAGGTAGCACGTTTGGAAGATAACGCTAGTATGTATTGTCGTAAATGCTGTGCGCTTGTGTTCTGCAATAGTTATAGATATAGAAAAGACAGGAATTTTTACTCCTGTCTTTTTGCTTTATTTGTAAAAATGATTGTGAATATCTGTTGCAATTAATATGTTTAATGATAATACAATTTCCCTCGTATCTTTTTTCTTTATAAAATCGTATGATAGTAACTTTGTTATGTATAAACCATTTAAGCAATATTCTATTTTATACTGCTCTGCATATGGTACATCATAAAACTCAATTGAACCTCTAAATCTTTTACGTAGTTCCTGCACTACTTTTTCCATTTTATCATTCATAAATTTATCTCTCCTTTGTAAAATAATCACAATCATATTTGTACTTGCAGAAACAACAAATATGATTACAAGTTTTTTCATATTTCTTTGCTTTGTATCTGTAATATAAATCTACTAACCATGTTATCATATTGTTTCACCTCATTTCATAAGTCGTGTCCACCAATAATACACCACCTTTAATTCTTTTTGGCAGTAATTTTCCCGGTATACATAAGCCAACTTTAAAATCACTATAGTCTCTTTTTGTTTCTAAAAATTTTAATTCACTTTGCGTATAGTTATCACTCTCCTTTGCTTTATAACCCTGCATTGATTTATCAAATAAATCTTTGCATTTCTGTGGCATTCCTGCACATTTAATATCGTTGTATGGTTTATCAACAGGAACTAAATCATTGTGTGTTATGTGTTCTATGTAGGTTTTCTGCCTTGTAAAAATAGCTGTGTCCCAACTGCTCTCAAGTTTCCAACAGCAAAACTTCACGGGGTCTACTGTTATGCCTTTAATCTTATCAGCAGGCAAGTCACAATGTATACTGTCAGTGTCAGCGTAAATAAATCCTGCTTTATCTACACCATAGTAATTTTTTTGAGCGGCTGTTATCGTAAAGTTACGTGCATAGGATGTTATCGCACTGCCTGTTGCTATATGACCTACCTTTTTGTTATTAGCAGGAACTATATAGAAACCAATACTTTCATCCTCTTTTACATATGCAACCTTAAAACTACTGTTGGAACTACTAGCAAGTTTACCATAAAGGTTATTGAGAAACAATTTTGCTTCGGTACGCTTTGCACCTTTACTGTTCATTTTAATTTCTGCATAATGATTGATGTAGTTATCAAATATCCCTTTCATGGAATAAAACCAACAGCCGTCTAAAATTTCAAAGTCAACCAGTTCATAGTGTTTTAACATTAGTTTGTAATCTGTCATGGTTACTGTCATTATTACTGTACTGTCGTGTATATTTCCATTTTTATCTTTATAGTAACGATTATATGTTCCGTCTTTATTTAATATATCACTAGTTGTTAATGACTCTGTACCTTTATATAAATGATTACCCTTTATCTGAATAAATGGTAACATATTTTCTTTAATATAAAAGCGTGTTTTTATTCTTAAAAAGTAATATTTATTTTCACCTATAGCTTCATCAGGTATTATATTACCCGTCCAAAAATATGGTTTACCTATTGGAAAATAATTACCACTTTGAGAGTGCATCATACTAGGATATAAAGAGTTTACATCTGCTGTAACACCATTATGTCTAACTATGTTTTCTTTTCCTTTTACTAAATAGCACCAACCCCCTCTATAGCTATGCCGTATATATTCATCAGCATTTGATGAACCATAAATATTTTTATCAATAGCAACTTCATCAAGTGGTGGAAATAAATCTTCATAATCGTATGCACCTGTAGATTTTTTATACTCTTCCATACAACACGAACCTATTGTAAGTTTGTCATGCCCGTCATTGAATAGCTGTTCGAGTGCTTCTTTAACTACTAATACGTCATTAGCTATGTATTGTTTTTCATCATCAGTCATATTACAGCCTGCATATCTATATCCAGTGTATTCCATGTCTAATTTTTGATGTTTTGTTTTAAAAGATTTACCTATTTGTTTTACTGAAAATGGTAATAACTTTAAACTATCTCTTAATTCTATTATGTGGTTATTAATCTTAATAGTTAATGTATACCATTGACCCATATCAGAAATTGTATATCTAAAAGATTTATTTTTCATATCTTTTATTTTGATAAATTCCGCTTGAGTCTGTTCATCATTTAAGTAATGAATAGCTTGCTCATACTTTAATTCTGTTAGCAAATATGACATCCAAAAATTTCCGTCAAATTTTAAATTATGATAATAAGCAACTATGTCACAATTTAATGATTTAAAATACTGAAACTGTTCGTCTATTGAATGAAAAATATTTACATTTTCTGTGTAAAACTCAACGCTTGCACTTGCCCAAACTTCTGTTGATGTTTGCCCTTTATAAACTGTAGTTTCAAAATCGCACATAAATCTTCTAACATTTTGTTTCTTATTATTCATTATAATCAGCAAGTGTTTCTAACCAATTAGCTGTGACAATTTCCGTTTCTTTTGACATATTATTATAAGATAAAATATTTAATGCTTGTACTATGTTTAACCTTATTCTGCTATCTTCGCTATCAGCTGCTATTACTTCTAAATTTTCTATAATTTTACTTTCATTATCCTTTAAGTGCTTATAATATGCTTCTCCAAATTCCTGCATATTATCTTGTAACATTGATATAGCTTTATAATAAAAACTTTCCAATGGTATTTCATCCATTTTGTTATATGAGCGATTATAAGCATATCTACTATTAGGCAAGTCGTATAACATTTCTTTAATATTATCTATAATATCATGTCGCTGTGCAGTAAATCTCTGCTCTAAATCTTCTTTTGTTCCTTTTAAAAACTTTTGTGTTATATATTTAGGAATGTCAATGTATGAAACATCAACTTCTTTATCAGCATATTCCTGCATTAAATTATAGAGTGCTTTTTGATTTTTTGTTAATCGCTTTTTCCTTGACATACTTTTTTCTCTCCTCTCTAAATTAATAAGACCCCTGCTAACTTAATAGCAAGGGTCAGCAGTAAGATAAAATTTTATTTTACTGATTTCACATCAAGTGCGCAGTCAATGTAAGATCTGCCTGCCTTTGTTGTACCACTAACTTTAATGATACTAAACTGTTTACCATGCATGATGTTAGTAATATTATCAAAACTATCCTTGAATGTAGCCGACTGACATGAGAATACTTCATTATTCGGTGTAATGATTGATAAAATATCAACACTATCTCCGTTATCTTTTTCCTCTGTGAATGTAAGATAGCCTGCCACTGGAATAGATGTATTGTCCTCTACGTCCTTGAGAGATTTAATACCTCTGTCAAGGGTCATAAGATACTGTTCTACCTCTGAAAAATCCTTTGATTGTGTGTTAATTGTGATTGCCATAATTGTTTATCTCCTTTTCTTTTTATTCTACGACTGCCTGCTCTGCTGTTTCTGTGTCTGCCTGCTCTGTCTCAATCTCTTTACGTGTAGCAGGGTCAAGTATTTTTGCACCTGCGATAAAATCTGCTTCATCCATTCCGTATAATTCATTAATTTCTGCAAGATCACGAACTGCAATAATAGTGCAATCATCTGTATTGTAATCTTTTGATAATTTCTTTAAGGCTTTTGCCTTATCATCAATTTTACCATTAAGCATAAAAACTTTTTCAAAAGTATCTGCTGTCTGTGGATTTACGCAGAGTGCAACTGCTTTTGTACTAATAATTGTACGTGTTACCATAGGTTTTCTCATAGTTTTTTCTCCTTTTCTATGTATTGTGATTTGTAATAAAGTTGTAACACCAATAGGTGTAGTAGTCAAGTTGATTTTTGCAATCTGTTTTGTGATAGCTTGCTATCTCTTGACTATAAGACATGAAAGAAAATCATCTAACTTGTGACGAATTATGATTTTGCAATCGTCACGATAAATTGTTTCTGTTGTGACGTTCCTTTTATCAGTCCTACATAGTACTTTACGTGTATTAGGGTCTGATATGAGTTGTGCATATAATGTTTCTATCATTGTTAATCACTTCCTTTTCTTTGAGGAGTCCGCACTATTGAGTGTCGTGTTGTCTATCAATAGTGCGGCTGTAAGTATTTAAGCAAAACGTAACTTTTTGTAAATGATGTAATACCTCTTTACATATTATATAGTACAGTAGTGATGTAAATGCAGTATGTCTAAATTATGAACATTTTATGAACTTTTCCACATTTAGACTTCTGCAATTTACGAAAAATTACGAAAAATACTGCTGTCTTTGAGCATAGTAATAAAAATATGTTAACTCATAAAACGTGCTTCTGATACAGTTATTCTTCCACCCATTTTCAACCATTTTACTTTAATAAGCATTAATTGTGTTATTTGTACTAATAATCTATAAACATCGTTATATCTACACCAATTTTGTTTCAAATTGTATAAACTCTAAACGAACCTTTCGCTCTAAATTATGTTTTCTTTTATTTGTCATATTATAAAAAACCTCTTTTCTATTATTCTATGATAAATCTTTACTATGTTATCAGCTATTTCCTTTGATGATACACCACTTAACATATCATAATCGAGTGTGTCAAGGAAAAAACGCTTTTCTCCAAGTTCACGGGTCTTTATTATGACATACCACATATTTTCGACTGTGGCATAACCATAGTATACTTTTCCTTTTACTTGTTTAGCGACTTTTGTCGCTATCTCTATGACGAATTCTTCATAGATTTCATCAACTTCTGCTTGTGACATTTTTCGATTTTTGTATAACATAATTTTTACCTCTTTTCTACTCCTCTACTTTAACGTAGAGCATTTCTTTTCCTGTCAATACTTTAAAACTTATAACTTTCATACGTGATAATTGTTTGTTTTCCAATATTTGAGAGCGTGTGTAGAACTCGTCAATATCGTACTGAATATCGTGTAGCCAAAAGCTAGTAGTGGCACTGAGTTTTACTAACGTGCCTAGTTTTATATTATTTGTCATTGTTTCACCTCTTTTCGTTCTTTGCTGTATTCAATTGTAAAGCCTACGCACGGCCTTGCACCGCACTGTGCGCTTTTCGCTTAGGCTATATTTCTATATCCGTGTTCAATTGCATATGATAATGTATATTCGTTTACAATAATGAACTCTTTAATATCGTCAAAAACGTAACCGTACTTATCTTGACTCTCTTTTATTATAAGTAGTCCTGCATATGACTTCCGTCATACATTCTTAAAAATACATTCATTATTTTACCCCTTTTTCTACCCACTGGATTTTTGTCCAGTGGGGTTTACTTTTATGCTATTTCAATTACTATATAAACATCATACGAATATACAGCATTTACAATTTTTTCCAAATATTCAATAGGTATATCCTCATTTTTACCATACCATAAACATATACCATTTTTCAATTTTATTTCAACTTCTTGTTCATCGAATAACACTTTATATAAATCTTGAACTGTCATGCTAACCTCTTTTCTACCCACTGGTTTTTTGACCAGTGGGATTTATTTTATAATATACCATTGCCTAAATTATCAAATCTTTTTCTAACTTGCAATCCATGCCTATCTCTAAAACTTTTTTCTTTAATTCTTTAAGCGTATTA